GCAGTAATCCAAATCCAGACGTTACTTGGCAAGTTAACAAACAATATATTCAATCATTGTCTCCTGAACAACAAGATAAAATCAGAGGCATTGTTATGGATAACCACGGTCAAGCTATGAATCAAATGTTTAGTGCCGTACTTGCTTTAAATAAAAAACACGGAGTTGATTTACAGTTTCAATCTGACCCTAGTACAGGCATGATTACTGTTGTTAACTCTAAAGTTGGTTCTAGGTTTGGTGCTCTAGCCTATAGAACTGACGCTTATGGCGTAGCTGCCCGTGAGTTTATGGATATGTTTGAATATGTACTTAAGGCAAACGTATTTGTTCCAGCATCTGCGTCTGACATTACTCCTGCTGACCAAGCACAGAAGGTTGCGGCTTATTTGTCTCGTAAAAACGTAGCTGGAACTGGTACAGTACAAGAAGGAACTGCAGCACCTCCTGCAATGCAACCTGTTACTAGTAATGCCGTAGCTACTCCAGTTAAACAAGAAGAAGCACAACCATCACAACCTATTTCACCATTAGGGCAAGCTCTTGAGAGTGGGTTTGAGTCTATTGCTAATGCAGGTAATGCTGTACTGTCTACTGTATCCGGGGCTGTGTCTGATGCTACTAGCAATATTCGTCAATCTGCTCAAGATATGGTTGAAAGTGCTGCTGCACAAGGTCGTGCTATAAAAGCACGTACAAGCCAAATGGGTCGTACAGCACCTCCTAAAGAAGTAATGGAGGGCGGTGGCATTGTAGGTACTCTAGTAACAAATATGGCACGAGATTACAATGCGCGTCAAGCACAAATGCTTGAGGGCGTTATTGGTGATACATCTAAAGCTACCCAAGCTGCTGTTTCAAATATAGCAGAAGTTCAAAGAACTGGTGTTGAAGCTTTGTCTAAAGAAGGTGCTAACTTCCTAAATAAAATTAAAGAAAAGGTCGGCACTATTGTTGAAGCTATATCACAAGTTAGTGTGTCTGAGCCACCTGTTAATATTACCGATGGGTTCCCTCTACCAGAGGGTTATGTTCCCGGTGGAACTGGCGATACACTGGCTTCAATTGCAAAACCGTATATGTATCAAGGCAAGCCATTCCGTGCATGGGTAAAGCCAAACCAAGAGCTTACTCCGCAAAACATTATGATTCACCACACAGCCACTGATAATGTACGGCAAGTTATTGGCGGCTTTAGTGCAAGGTTTAAAGGCCAAGACGAAACGTATGGTACTGGTGCTCACTATTTAATTAGTAAAAAAGGCGAGGTAATCAGTTTAGTCGATAAAGACACTGACATTGTATATCACGTTGGAGATGCTCAGTATCCTCAATATAAAGAAGTTGTTACTAATAACAACACAATTGGTATTGAACTTGTAGGGGCCGATAGTGATAACTTTACTCCAGCTCAAGTACAAGCGGCGCGTAACCTTGTCGGACAGCTAATCCAAAACCACGGTAGACTAGAGATATATGCCCACGGCGAAGTGTCTCAAAACAAACTACCTAGTGAAGGATTAAAGTTAACTCAACAGTTGAAAAAAGAATTTAACCGATAAAAAAGGGGGCTTATGCCCCCTTCCTTACGTCTTACTAATAACGTACCCTAGTGAGTTAGCTTGAGCCACCGTAGGATGTTGTCCCGGCTTCAACGTCACTTTGGTACGCACGAATTTCCTCAAGGCGGTTCGTGCCATGTCGTAGGTCTTGAACGTTAGACCCTTGAGTGCTTTGGGCAGCGTGCCCTTTTTGTATTTGATTACGTACATTTGCTTTCCTTTCCTCTCGTGCAATGAGATATTCAAGATTGTGCCTACACTTGTATAGGTCTTCGATTGGCTTACCTTTATCTTTATATCTGAGAAGATATTTTAAAACAGACCCTTCAAAAGCATCCATTTTATATGCTTCCCAAATCTCCCACGGTTGTATGGTGTAGTCTTTATAGTGAGTGCCGCCATACTGAACCTTCATCAAATCTTCGTAACTAATTGCCACTAGGCTTCTCCTTCAAAAGAGCTGGAATCTTGTTATTAGTTTTTGCATGACTCAAAGCGTCTTCTAATAGCCTTACAAACCCAGTTTGTAAAATAAGCTGTAGCATTTCAGGCTCAATGTCTTTTAGTTGTACATCCGCTGAACCATCTTCATTTTCTTGTAGCACTTCTAGTTTCATTCTCTCTCCTTATGGCTATTTGCAATTTGATGCAGTTTTCCATCTGCAGTTTTAAACTTCAATATCACTTCTAGTTGATGCTTGTTCTGAATAACCTGAAGCACTAAATGCTGGCGCAATGCCATCATCATGCGATAGCTTTCTTCATTTGTCATACATCATTCCTTTCAGTTTCTGCTTTGCTCTCCACAACATAGTGCTAACTGCCCTGCGTTTCATCGGTATTATACTAGTTATTTCCTTGGCTGTCAACCCCTGCATGTAATGCAAACTTACTACCATACGCTGTGTCTCACTCATTTCATCTAGCCATTTCTCTAAAACATCTAAATTTGAGATGGTAGTTTCAGGTGTTTCCATGTCATAACTTTCGTTACTAATAATGTTCACAGGCTGTTTCATACGGAATACAATGTTTTTTGCAATGGTACACATCCACGTAAACAAGGCACTGTCGTGCCTAAATGATGCCAAATATCTAAACACTTGTCCAAACGTTTCTTGTACAACGTCGTCAACATAAGATGTATCATGCAGTAGTCCCCTTACATACGCTTTTAAACGTATGTGATATTTTTTATATAGCAGGGAACAAGCTTTCTCATCCCCCGCTATAACCCTTTCAATAAGCTCTGAATCAGATTTCGCAGACACCAGCTACACAAGCGAGTTGTTGTGCGCCTTCTACATTATCTTCATGCTCAACAAAAGCATTCCAGTCGATAGTATCAGGCATAGCAGATAGCAACTCATTGTAAGTAGCCTCGTCCACTTCTTCGTAGGGTGCTTGTCGGTAGGTTCCGCCATCCCAAGGTAAGAAACTAATTCCGCTAATTTCATCAAAGTGCTCCCATACCCATGCGCCAACGGCTGGCCAATCCTGTTCTTTGACGTACACAGTTACAGATGGTTTGTGTTCACACCAGTGACGCTGGTATGCTAGCCACAATCGCAAGTGTTGAAAACTGTCTAGTTCATCCCTAGTAATTGCCCCTTTAGGTGCTTTCATAGGAAAGCTAAACACCATAGTGTCGTTAGGCTTCATTACATCAGGTTCAGCAGGTACTCCTTGTGCTACCAAAAACGCCGATATAGGGTCTTTAATATCATTACGCACCCGTCTAATATACCAAGAGCTATGACGAGCATGTATGCCAGAGGCGCTATCAACAAGTTGACTAACCGTCCCACTAGGCTTGACACAAGTGATTGCCGCCGATTGAGGAATATTGAACGCATTTGCAAACTCCTTATTAACATCAATTGCTACTTGCTTGAGCGCCTCAAGCCTTGATGACAGACCTTCATCATCCGCGTTATTAATAATGGGGCAGTCTAGGATACCTGTAATTGAGACGCCCAATAAACGCTCCTCCTCGGTGTTTTTCTGCCATACCTTACGTAGGTATGGGAAGGAGGTCAAAGTCGCCTGTATCGTCCCTAGAACGGCTGCTAGACGTACTTTTTTGGCTAGGGTAGCCTCGGTATCATCTGCTCGTGCAACTACTTCTGTTAGGTTACAGAATTGGTATGGGCGGAGAATGATTTCAGAACAAGGATTAGTTCCAAATTCATAACTTGAGTCTCGTCGTCCATTTTTTGCAACTGTAGTCTTAGCAGCTTGTCGTGAAAAGATTCCACGTTCTCCACTAAAGCTTTGGTACAGTGCCAGCCATTCAGACATAAATTCCCCCACTGTGGGGCGTTCGTTATAGCTTGCACTATTATTTGCCAAGGCACGTTGCCCTTCTCGTTCCCACCAACTTCCAGCTTTTGCATGTCGCATCCTATCATCAGTTAGGTCAGACAAGCTAATCATAGCACTACGGCGTACGCCGCCAACCACTACCACTTCACCAATCTTGCACATAATATCGTGGCATTCGATACTAGTAAGCTTTCGACCTTGTGCTTTAGTAAACACGTTGATAACAAAGTTAAACAACGCAACCAATGGGTCAGGGCCTGAAGCTCTGCCACCAAATACTTTTAGCCGTGCTCCTGCTGGGCGTACTTTAGATACATCCCACTTAGGAATTTCACCTGAGTACAGCAAGGCAATAAGTTGACGCAATGCTTTAGCCCAACCTGCTTTACTATCTGACACTACAATAGTGGTATAACTCTTAAACAGTTCAGGTACTTCAGGTAGCTTGTTGACGTACTTGCTCTCAACGCTAAACCCTACACCAGTGCCACATAGGAGGATGTACATGGCTTCGTCAAAGGATTTAACATCGTCAATAGGTAGGTAGCTACAGTTGTAACCAGCCACGTTATCACGCTCTAGAGCCTCTCCAGCGGTCATCATAGCACGCATAGAAGGCATAACATCTAGATTATAAATAGCATCACGCAGTTCTTTGTACAAGTCTTTAGGAATCTCATAGCCATGTTTGTCGTCAAGATGCTTTGCCATGTAAGACATGTAGCGGTCTACAGTTTCGTCCCAGTGCTCTCGTCTGTTACTAGTATCAATGAATCGGCAATACCGACTCTTAGCAATAAATGTTTGATAGTTGTCCATTAATCCTCCACTAATTCAGGGTCAAAAAAAGTAAGCTCAAGGATGCCGATGTATAGTTGTAGGTATACGCCATCCAAGGGGCTTACTTCAAATCCAAAGGCAAATCCTGCCATCAATCTCATACCAAACGCAAGTCGCATAATTTCCCCTTATATCCTGCTCTCTCTAGGAAAGTCATATTCATCAATACTATCTTTGCGTCTTCAGATAGATACTGAAAAAACAAAGGGCCATATTTAGCTGACGTTACGATTTCGTCGAACGTTTTGACGGCGTGGATGAGCCACGCTTCTTCTTCGTTGACTTCTTGGTGCATTCTCTTTCCTTCTTGGTTTTCTTTAAATGACAAGGCTTGCATAATACCTGAAAATTCTCCTGTTCGCAATACATACGATTGATGTACACATCCCAAGAAACAAAACCCTGTTGTGGGTCTACAACAGGGAGTATATGGTCTATCTGAAGGTCAGTAGACGTATATAGTTTCTTACACATTGCACAACGATAGTGCATTGCCAATCGACCTGACTTCTTGCTTATTTGTCGTTTAACAAACGCTGCTTTTAATGTCTTGTTTCTAGGAGGATAACGGCGAGTAGCAGAGCGCAAAGCACTTATTACAAAAGAGCGCCACCTTGCCTCTGTCCACTCACCGCCATTTCTCATTTACTAACCAACGGGTATACTTTAGCCATTGCCCCAATGTGAGTACTCACACCAAACTGGTCTTTACACAAAGCATATGCGCCTTCAACGCGCACAAACTGAAATAGCTCTTCATTTTGAGTCTTTAAAAAAGAGCCACTTTCTAACTCGTGTAAAGGGGTTAGAGGCAAAATATCCCAATCTTTTACATCTGTCTCGCTTATCACAAATACTCCTTAATCAAAGGAAACTCATTACTAATAATCTCCTTGGCTTGCAGTGCCACATCCCTGTGCTCCTTCTGTGTTGCCTCATCTGTACGTATTTGAATATAGTGTATCCAGCTACGCAACGTACCATTCATGTACATTTTACTAGTAATCAATCCTTCAGGTAGCAATTTCCGTGCCACCTCTTTTGCAATGCCTTGCTCAATCGCTCTTCCATAGACCAATTTACATTCTTTAATAATGCGTTCTTGCATCATACGCCACCATTCCTGATGGTTCTTGTCTTGTATGGGAATGCTATTCTGTCTGTTTTCATGGTCTTGCCAACGTGCTTCACTATACTCATAGCCATCGGCTACAGCATAACGCTGACTAAACTCCTGAAAACTAAATGACCTATGGCGTAGCATTTGTCGTGCTATGTCACGTGTCGTTTCGATTTCCATACACACATTAACCATCTCAAACGGCGACCAATGGTTGTGTTTGATGAGATATTGTACCAACTTTTCATAGGGTTTGTCAAGCCCCTGATTGGTAGGGTTAGATACCCTAGCCATATGAGCTATCAAACGTTCTCCATCAGGTGTTGCCCACACCAGTTTTACTTTACTCACGCAGCCTCCATATATAAACCTACATTACCTAACGCATAACCCAAGAAAGCAATGGCAAGCCCTACCTGCCCTTTGACAAACAAGTCAAACGCTACTAGTAAGTAGACAAATCCAATTGTTGCTATCAGCCAACTAGCCATTTAAACACCCTAAATATGAAAAACATTCTTTAAACGTGTTAAGTTTAAATAAGTAGTTCATAGAGTTACTTCCGGGGTCGCCGCCACACACCACTCTAAAGTAGCGTTCGTTTTTAACCATCTTTTTAACTTCATCAGTGCTATTAATATACAACGACAAACGTCCGTCAGGTTCGTGTAGTTTGTATATGTAATAGTCTGCCTTTGATGTTGTTATGCCTGATGGCTTACCTCTGCACTCAAACTCTAATCCGACATTCCCTGTTTTTTTACATGTAAAATCTTCTTTAATTTCAAACGTAGCTTCAACCCCTTCTTCGTTTACAGCTAACAAATCATATCTGTAGTCGTTGTTTTGTTCTACAGTTTGCCAACCATATTCGTACAAGAAATCTGCAATTTGTTGTTCAGTTTGTTCGGCAACTTGCAGGTCAGATTTAAAATCGTAGTTAGGCATTTTTCTTTTTCTTTGCTTTGATAGATGACTTCGGAACCTTATATGGAACACCACTCACTTCCACTTCGCCTTCTTCATCCTCTTCTAAATCCATGTTATTAGTATAGCTTTCTATTGGGATAAAACGTAGGGACAACTCTCCATTCTCGTAGCGAGCTTCAAAGCCGCCTGATGAAAGTGTAGTTTCTCGGTTATAAGCTTCTATAAGCAAGTCTCGTGCCATCTTCCACATGGCGTGTTGCGTAGGAATGCCATCACCCATAGTGTCTACACCAGTAGCCCATTTCCATCCTAGCTTGCTCATTAGTTCTTCAGTTTTGCTGAAGTCGTACAGGGCTAGAGTTCTTTCTATCATCGTGTTCGTAGTCTTCAAGAAGTTCTCCATAAACATATTCTTTTACCTCCAAAAATGATTCGTCTTCAAATGCGTTATTAATAACTGTCTTCTTCCTCTTCTTCCCAATCTTCTCCAGCTCCGTCGTCTTCTTCGCTTTCTTCAGATGGGTCTTCCTCAATGTCGTCATAATCCACCATAAACTTGTTGTAGTTTGCAACCAAGACATCAGGTAGTAGTTTCATAATGTCCTCCACAGATAGTCCAAGTAATGTTATAAGTTCAGCCGGGTCATCGTAGTTCTCCTCTATGATAGCAGTTACTCGTAGTAGTTTGTCGTGGTACTTCATCCATACTTTCTCCCTAAATATTCTACACTAAGAAACATCTCGTCAAACGCTCCGTCTTGCACTTCATGCAGCATTACTAACCCCCGCCAATGCCGATTACTGAGCTTATCCATGTAGCTTTCATCGTGCATATAATAACTACCGGCAATAATAGAGCATATAGCAGTTCCATCCGCACGCTTACCATAGGCCACTGACTTCCCCTGTTGATGCCCTGCAACGCAAGACATATGTAGCTTACTAATAATAGCATTAGGGGAGGAAGCAGGTCTACCAAGTGCTCCGACAGGCCAATAGTGATTGAAGCCAACACCATTAATGAATACGGGGTGAAGGAAATCGTACACCTCCCAATCAGCCTGATAACAAAGGTCATCTGTGCTTATCACTCCTTCAAGCATGGGGTTGTTATTAATAGCACGATTGATGCGGTTCTCGTGGTTACCCATAAGCATCACCATGCGTGGCTTGTATGCTTTCTCTTTGTTACGCTTAGATTTAGACTGATAGTCACGCAAAGGCTTGAGCATCTTTTGCATAGCAGTCTTAGTGACATCAACATCTTTCTTGTAGCGTAGTCCCTCAAAGTATTTGCTACCTCGTGTGTCATGGTTAGACAAGCTAGGCATGTCGGCAAAATCACCCAGACATACGATGACATCTGGTTTGTATTCTACCATAGCTTTTCCTGCCCAAGTAAGGTGCTCTGTTGGAACACCCTCTTTAACTTGACAATCAGGTATTACTAGTATCTTCATTGGTTACCTCTGGAACACGTGGAGTATCCACAACATCAACAAGATAGACAGGCCCACTACTATACAAGAAAGTACGCATTTGTGGAAAGCATTGTTTTTTGTACGAACAATAGCTACAAGACGCACACAGCTTTGTATTGTTACTAGTAGCAGACTGCGGAACAGGTTTAAAACCTGGAAGAGTTTCAAAAGATTTTTCTGACACACCCTCAATAGAATGTTTAACTTGGGTGTTAAACAATCCTCTATGAGTTTCAATAGGGTAGTACCCGACATGACCTAGTTCTTTTTGAATAGTAACAAAGCCAGCAGAATCATTAGCAAGAGCAGATGCATATCCGTTTAACTGTTGATAGTAGCCAAACGGGTCTTCAACCAATCCCTTTTTAAATTTTTCTTCTGAATACTTGGTGACACTTTTAACATCTACAACTACTCCATCAATAATGGCGTCAATGCGCCCTCGTACTATCCAACCATCATCAGCTTCGTAAACAACCTTTTCTTGTTTACTAGTAACCTCATGACCAGCATCTTCAGCAACCTGCAATACCAGTTCTTCTAAGATGTCTCCATAAAAAAACTTTAGCAACGTGTTGCCATCTAGCTGCTCTGCTTGTTCAGGTTGATTATATTTAAACCACTGACGGCGTAAGCATGGGTCACCCACTTCACTAAAGTAGAGCACCTTCTCCTCACGTTGTTTGTCTCGTGGAGTAAACCACTTGTCGTAGCTAACATTCACGTTGTTGTTACTAGTAGCAGGGGCTTTCGCCCCCTTTACTACTTCGTAAATGTCATCTACAAGAGATTCAATCTTTGGACGCATCTTCACTCATTTTCTCCGCTTCAAGGGCTTCAAGGTCACCACAGCTATATGCCTCAAACATACGTGCTACGTTGATGATTTGCTCTGCAAGTTCTTCAGGAGTTTTGCCTTTACCACTCGTCTCTACAACCAGCTTAGTAGCATTGGTAACAGAGTTCTGACGTACAATGGCTCGGTCACCATGTAGCAATGGAATAGGAAATACTTTCTGTGCAAACGCAGGTCGTGCAGCGGGTGCTGCAGCAGGTGCAGGAGCAGCACCACCAGTTCCTTTATTAATCATACGTACAGACGCATGGTCACTGTTCTTGCCGTAGGTGTTCTCAGTATACTGAAAGTCAACCTCGTCACCAATGTTGAACGTTGG